AGCCTCACCAGCCACTACAGCGCGCTGAGCGATACCGACAGCCGCCTCACTTGCTGAGTCTGCGACCACTGCCACTTTACCGGCAGCATCAACAGCGACAAGAGCGAACTCTGTAATGGTCCCGCTCGCGATGAATGAATGCATGTTATCTGTGTTAGCCATGATCAGCCTCCAAATGCTTGGTTGTAGTATGATGGGTTCTGAGCTCGGAACTGTCCGAGCGCCTCAGAGTAAGTGATAGACTTTTCAGACGCGAGCTTACGAACCTCTGAGTCAAGGCTCTTGCGTGTGATCTCACGACCACTAGCGCCATGTCCTACCTCAGAGAGTGGGACAGCGTGGCTTGCTTTACGCTCGCTGAACATCTGCCAGAACTCAGGCTGAAGCTCACGCATTGCCCAAGCTTTACCAGCGACGCTCTCCTCTGCTGGAGTGATGCGACCATCACGAAGCAATGTGCTCACTGCTTCACGCTTCTCGATGTCGAGCTTCTCAGCCTCGATCTTCTCAAGTCGCTCAGTGAGAGCTGAGTTACTCTCACGCAGTGCGTTGATCTCGCTCAAGAGTGTGGGCTCTACTGACTCACTCATCTTGTTGTATTCTTTCATCTTCTCTTCTTTGTCGTCGTCCGACTCAGCGAGCTTCTCTTCTTTGTCATCATCTGACTCAGCGAGCTTCTCTTCTTTGTCTTCGGTTTCCATCATCGCTGACTCAGCATCTTGCTTCATCTCACGAATCTGATTCTCAAGCTCTTTGACCATCTCGTCTTTAGCGAGCAACATGGCGCGTAGATCTTCAGGTGACATTGACTCAATGTTGTCCATCTCGTCTAACCTCTCGTTTAGAATGACTCGGTCTATCTTGTCGTGAGACTGTGCAGGCCGAGGTGTTAAGGTGATTGCTAACAGTTGGGCGTCTCCTACTTTAGAGCCGCCTGACCTGTCGTAGACCTCACCAGCGAGGAACTCAGGAGAACTCCACAGGATACCTCCCGCTTCATTCACCACAGTTAAGCCTCGCTCGTTGTAGGCTGGGTATGCATAGAGCCCATCTTGTCTGAGCTCCAGGTCTACGATTAAGCCCAATGCGTTACCGCTCTCTGGTGGAGCCGGTGGACCGCTTTGGAAAGGTGATGTGGCGTGTTGCCAATCGATGATCACAGGATCATTATCTTTACGTTCCTTGAAGACTCGAACCATCTCAGTGAGCATCTCATCAGAGATCTCCTTGCCCACGTTCTCGCCGTTCATGCGTGAGCTGACTTGGCCAAGGCTCAACGTCTTAAATGGTCGGCCTAGCGTGAGGCCATCGGGAACACTAAAGGATGGGTCTAAGCTCGCTTCAGAGTAAGTCCTGAGAGCCTGTGATTTATTGTCTGCTGCGTTCATTTGCTTGGTGACCTTTCGAGCCCATGCATAACCGGCATCACCGCCCCAACCTTGCCAAGCTTGCCAGCCCTTCCCCTGATCATCCCACGTCGATCCATCCTTATCGATCTCATGACGTGTGAAGTAGGCGAGCATGCGCTTAACGGTATCGGGGCTAAGTTCTTTGCCGTTGGATAGGTCGCGAGCGCGAGCGATTCCCACATCAGTCATCCCACGCTGAGACTGTGGCTTTGATGCTCGCACCTCTAGCGCGCGCTTGCCTGCGTCTTGTGCTCCCTGTGGTGGAGTGAAGTCGATGTGTGAATACTTGTCGGGAGTGGCTAGCGTCTCGCTCTTAGCCTCTACCTCAGTGCGCTGTGGGTGTCCTTTTGGTAATAGGTCTAGGTCAGTGTTGTAAGCTTTCTTGCGCTGACCTGTGCCGACTAGCTTTAGGAATGTATTGACGCGAGCGAGCGCCCATTGGTTGCGGGTCATACCTGGTCTATGACTTACACTGAATGCACCCGCGCCACGCCTGAACACAGCCTTGAGTGCACCCATGTCAACCTGTCGGCTCTTCTTCTTATACTTGCCGTTGTGCTCATCCCTCTTCTTCTCAAGGGATTTGATCGCACCCGCTCCAATCTCAATACCACCCCGACCACCACTAGCTGATCCCTTTGGATTCTTCTTGGAGCCCTTGCGTCTCTCGCTTGGCTTAGATGGTGTTTGCGCTTGGGTGCGTTTCTTGATCGCCTTAACCATCCTTACGCCTCCTAGCTATGAGCTGTTCTGCTAGAGCACTAACACCACCACCAGGAGAGATAGCGCCACCAACCGAGCGCCCACCGATCACACTCACGCGAGCCAATGGAGAACGCTCAGCGTCTTCGGGTAGATCTCCCGCGCCAAGTCTAATCCTGATAGCTCGCTCTAGCTCATCATCAGGAGTGAGGAGGCCAGCCTGTACTAGACTCGATAGCTGACCCAATGAGTTGGCGAGCTCGTCAGTGTCTAGCCCAGAGTGCCTTAGGCGAGGTAGCTTAGAGGGATCGACTAAACCATAGTTCCAACGGCACAGCCTGCCAATGGTTCCACCACCACGACGATCAGGGCCACTCACCTGAGACGCCACTAGATCACAGAGGTTAATCGCCGCGCGTCTAAACACAGTATGATGAATCTCACCCACAGACCTAGCGCCTGTTTCAGTGTTGCCAAGGTCAGCGAACTGAGAGAGGAACGCCGCCGCTATCTGACTATCACACTTAGTGATGATGTTGATTGGCCCATCAGCGTATAAGCTTGGAGACTCGGCGTATGTGTCGAACTTGACAGCGCTATTCTCAACGAGATAGCTCTGCTCAGCAGAGATGAACGCTTGAGCCTGTGCCTCTGCGTCGTCAACCATGGCGTCTATATCACCATCAGTCAGACCGATCTGTTCAGCCACAGCACGATCAACCACAACCTTTGGGGTAGGCACTGCCCAACGGTCGAGACCAACACACATAAGATTGCTCACGCGCTGCTTAGTCTTCCACCACCACCACACAGGGCGCAACATTCCAACACCCTCGAAGTTAGAACCTGTTCTGTTGAGGGTAAGGAGTAAGAGCTTGTGAGCTGGTATAGGCTCAGGAGTCTTACCACCGCCTACCATGTTCTGAGTCACACCATCTAGATGTTGATCATCACGACTAAGCCAACGACTATGAGCGCTCGGCTCACGATCAGCATAGTGGGAGAGCCACACCTTGACGCTACCTGTTGAGTCAGGACCTACCCGATAGATCTCCTCTGCGTATCTGTACCCCATAGGCACAAACTCAAAGAGGTAGCTTAGTTGCTCTTCCCAACTAGAACTCATTTGACCTGAGTGACCATCAAGCCCAAAACATTCATTAGCGAATCGAGCGAGCTCCTCAGATACTAGGTCATCCTCAACACCAGGTTCAAAGCGCCAAGTTGCTGAGAGTAGTGTCTGCCTCAACATGTGCCAAGAGCGTCTGACGATCGGGTCAGTCCTGAGCATCTCTTCAGCCTCTTGAACCCAGTTGAGTCCGGTGAGCTGTGGGTTGCTCTCTTTGGCGATCACACCCCCACTGAGCTGAGTACCGCTTATGCCTCGCGCTCCAAAGCGTGGGCTGAGAGCTCTCATGTGTCTAGGCGTTTGGCCTTTACGCTCATCAGTCATGTGTGATCCTTAGTGGGTAAGCATTAGCCATTATACTGTAATTCTGTTCATGTGTCATCACTGTTCTCCTGTTCAGTGTTTGGTAGCCATTGCGCTACATGTGGATTGAGCTCGACATCTCCCTCGCGTTTGATGGTCACATTGAGTCCAGCGAGCTGTCTAATCATCTCAGTCTGTAGCTCCATGAGTTGATCGTTCTTCAACTGCAAGCCGATCTGAGCATCCCTAAGCCGAGCAATGAGAGCCGCTCTATCTGCCTCTTGATTGGCTAGTTGATCCTTGAGTTCATCCACTTCAGCTGGATCTCTACCGCTAGCGATTGCGAGCATTGAAGAGATTGATCCTGTGATCATGCCTAATATCCCGATGAGCACATCACGATTCTTCTCAACGATCTCAACGCGAGCCAAGAACCAAATCAGACCCATCACTAAGACCATGTATACAACTGAGAACCACCACCCTCTAAGTGTGCGCTTCTCCTCATCTATAGAGTTCATATATCTCCATCAGCTGACTCAGTACCGAGCCGTACTTATATTTAATGTAGGGCCACATGTGCGCTAATATGTAGCCTGATGAGATGAGCGCGCTCCTCTTAATCCCCCACTCTATCCACTCTCTAATCTTACGGTGTCGCGCTCGACTCCTGATCTTCTTAGGACCTCCGATCCTGACCACCTTGGCGCTCCCTTGTGGTGGTTGCATCATCTTAATGTCAGAGCCTACAGCATACAAAACCTGAGCCTCTGCCACGCCCTTCATCTTATAGATACCGACGCATGCGAACCGCGTATCTTTTGGGGTCATCCTGTTGGCCTTGTGTACCACCTTAGCGAACATGTCTCTAGTGATGAGGACTTGACCTGGCATACACACGCTCATGGTTCTCGCCGCGATATTCTTAGTGATCCCCTCTAGCTCGATAGGCTTAGCGCCACCCATGATCATGAGTTCAGTCTGCTTCACCTCTATGATTGAGCCGTAGTGAATCCCGATTCGAGCCATGAGCCTGATCTCAAAGGGGATCGTCTGCTGATAGTAGAGCGCGAAGTTTACCGCGTTGATAGGTCGCTCAAAGCTAAAGAGGAAACCATCTGACCTGTCTATCTCTCGACCGCCAAACCTATAGAGTAAGGTGCGTGTGAGTCGGTCGTGTCGCTGAAACCAACGAGCCGCCAACTCAGGCCCAACCTTCTGAACGAACCGTGTAGAGTCCACTAGGTCAAGAAGGCACAGGGCTAGACTGCGCTCCTGATAGGTCTCCTCTTGGCGCTCTCTCACTACTCCTCCTCACAACTCAAGCCGTCACAGTTGCAATCCCCAAACTCACAACACTCACACCCTGAGCCACACTCACACCCTGACTGATCGCAGTCATGACCTGTCTCACATGAGCAAGGCTCACGCTCTCCACACCACCAGCAGACTGTCAGGTCTTCATCGAACTCCAAAGCTTCACCTCGACGTTGTGTTGGACAAGATAGGTCACCCCATCCCCAATGAGATCCTTGAGCGTTGTAGAGATATAGACACGATCAACACCCGCATGATGTATCATTTTAGCACAGTTAAGACAGGGTGCGCGAGTGACTGCTAACCAAGACCCCATCGTGGAGCTACCTCTTCTAGCTGCGTTCACTATCGCGTTGGCCTCTGCATGATGACACCCCACCTCTGTCATCGTCCCACTCTTGATGCCTTGCCTGTTCCTCTCACAGTGATCTCCACCACACATGAATCCACCACCTCTAGGTGGCCCGTTGTATCCATCTGAGATGATCACCCATGAGCGTGGCTCGAAGAGTACAGCGCCCACCTTACCTCTAGGACACGGGCTGATACTGCTGAGTAATTCAGCTTGGCGCAGTCGAGACAAGATATGCTTACTCATGAATACTCATCACTTAACAGCGCTGACATGCTCACAGGGAACCGCTCAATGAGTTGCGCTCTGATTGCCTGAGTTGCCAACCTCGTCTCTAGTTGCACATGGTCGGTGTCTCTCAGCCGGATATACTTGACCCAGTTGTGGAGGTTGCCGGTCATCCAAAACGATGTATATGTGGAGCATGGTAGGACCATCCTCGCGGTCTCGCGCGCCACACCCTTACTGATCAACTCGGCATATACCGCCAAAGCCTGATCAGCCACAGACCTCAACATAGCCTGACACAGGTCTAGATCATTGGGGTCTTCATTGGTCGAGCATTGGATGTTGGTCGTAGCTTGGCGCTTGATGCTCATCGGCTGATAGATCTTGAGCGCCTTGGATGTGTATCTCCTACTTAACTCATTGAAGCTGAAGGTTCGATGACGCATGATCTGCCGCGCCACGAAGATAGGGACAGTCAACTCAAACGTAGCCGACACATGTTCAAAGGGTGACGTGTGGTGATGTGCTGCTAAGTATCCGATCAGCTTCTCATCACGATCACTCATCCCCTCTTCATGTGTGAGATGGGAGAAGCTAACCCGCGCTGCCTGCGCTGGCGTCTCGTCTTCCCCCATTGTGTGGAGTAACCTCACCTCACCATAACCATCAGTGTAGATCTTCATCAGAAGCCTCTCGTCTTTGCACCGCCGACACTCACGCGACGTGTTCTAGTTCGCTTTGTTCTTCCACCATAACGACGCTGATCAACAGCCTGATCGTCGGCCCAACGCCACATGATGCAGTCATACCTTAGCGCGTCTAGCGGATCTTCTCGACCATCCTTTTTAGGTTGCTCCTTGTTCCTCTCCCAAGCATAAGAGAGCAGAGCTTTGCGGATTGAGTTGCCTGATACGCGGTTGCCCTTCTGCCACACCTCTCTAGTGATGAGGTACTGACGACGAGAGAACGCGCGCTTGAGCTTACCCACGCCGTTGAGTATGTCGGTCCTGATTGGGTCTGTGGTCGAGCGTAGAGGAAAGCCTAGACCCTTCGGTGGTGGAGCTCGCATGGCTCTGAATGCAGATGCACCGGTCTGATCATTCCTCGCCTTGCCTGCCTTGTCAGCGCAACCTTGATCAATCCATATCCGATCACTTGGAGCTTGATGCTTCAACGAGCGAGGCCAAGCCACTGCCAGAATGAGCGCAGCTAACTGCTCGACGGTGACCTCATTAGGATTCAGCTCAGCACAGATCACGTCTGCGTTGAGTTCCTCATCATGAGCGAGGATGAGCACTGATGGTTTCCTGAACCCCCAGTCTATAGCTATGCGCGCTGACATGTCGGGGCGATACTTCCACCCATCGATAACCATGGTTGATGGGTCGAACTCACCATAGACCAAACCGCTTGGAGGTCTAGGCTTGTTCATCACCATGGCTTCACGCTCGGCTTCAGGTAGCATATGAGTAGCCTCGAACCACTCATCACTGAGATTATCCTGATTCACATATGACGTGTAGAGCTTGGGGTTATATCCCGATGACTCAGCGAGCTGACACCACCACGCATCAGCCACAGGCAGACCAACCAATATCATGATAGGTGTTGGACCTGATCGCAGACGACCCAAAGCTTTATGAGCTACCTCCTCAGTGAGCGTCTGACACTCGTCAATCAAGCACACTCCTGATGTGATGTTGAGCCCCTCAAGTGGATTGTGTGTAGCGTCCCGCGTACCTGGTCGGAAGTAGGAGCGGCACCACACAGTTGATTTGGTCGATGGGTCTAACCACTGTCTGAGCGTGTGGTTATAAGTCCACCCCAAGGGACCAAGCCACTTCTCCATCTCAGGCATCAACACAGAGTTGTATCGAGGGTTGGTGTCAGTGACCAATAGCGTAGACGTTCCCGCTCTCCACTTGGAGATGAAGAGTATGGCGAACACTAGCGCGCTCGTCTTGCCTGCACCCCAACCACACCGAGCTGAGACAACCCGTTGCTCTTGTCGTATGCTCGCGATGATATCCTGTTGAAGTGGGTTAAGTGCGAGGAGCAATGATGAGCCCCGTCGGTGAGACAACCCACAGAGTGCGAGTCTCAAACCCATCCTTATCCACGTCGAGGAGCTCTACAAGTGTACCCTCCTCAACGCTGATGAGGTCTAGGTGGCGATGCGACCAGCCTTCACTCTCGTCCTCTTGACACAAAACATCATACTCACTCTTCACATCATACTCACTCTTCAGATGATGATGACGGTTCGACCAAGTCCGAGTCAGCCAGATCTGTATTCTCTTCATGTGTGCTCTCCATTACTCGGCGGTCGGTCTGCTCAATCATCTGCCTGACCATATCCGCACCGCCATCATTTGTGGTTTGGTTAATCTCGATCTCTTGCTTTGGCCCCCACTCTTGTGGCCAACGTCGCTCTAGGATCCAGGCATAGGCGCGCCACTCTCCACGCTCGGCAGCGCATGACTTAATCCTTGAGAGCAGAACAGGCTCAGCAAAACGCTTGGCGAACTCAACCTCTTCAGCCCACTCCTCATCTTTCTCCATCCACATATAATAGGTGGCTCGACTGATCCCACTTAGAGCACAGGCCGCCTGTATGCTCATCCCTTCTCTGAGGTTGGTGAGTAGCTCCTCACGATCTTCTCTTGTCTTCATGGTTCCTCGCGCGCGCGTTGTGTGTCTAGCTTGTATATATATTATACACTATCACTAGCGCGCTTGCCTTTCCTCCTGTGGTAACTAGCTCTACGCTTCGCCAGCATGGACTCATACTTCTCAGGCTCTTCAGTTTTCATCCTATGCCTACGAGCCCTACGCCTTGCCAGCATGAGCTTATGTCTCTCAGGGTCTTCAGCCTTTATCCTTTGATAGCTCTCTTTGTTCTCAGCCTTCAGCCTATGATAGCGCTCTCTTGACTTAGCCAGCCTAGCCTCACGTTCTTCAGGGGTCTCCTCCTCTCTCTTCATGCGAGCAACGAGAGCCGAGTATCTCAAGCGCTCAGCCTTCTCAGATGGAGACTCTCTAGCCTTCACCTTTAACCAATGCTGTCTACTGTATGCTTGCGCCTTGGCTCTCTCCTCTGGTGTCATCTCTGAGCGTTTCTTATGTGGCATCGGAACCCTGTTTCTTCTTAAGCCTCCTAGCGTCACGCTGTATCTTTTGTTTGATGCTCCTGATCCGAGAGTCTTCTGCGCGCTCCTCTGGTGTCATGGCTAGACGATAGCGGTTCATCTTTTCACGTTGCTTAGCTAGTCGCACCTCGCGTTGTTCAGGAGTCTCCTCCAGCTTCTTGCGGTGATATCTTCTGCGCGCTGTCTCACGCTTCTGCTCTTCAGTCTGTGCCATTACTCTTCCCCACTCATCGCTTGGCGAGCCTCGCGCATTACTTTCTCGATGTGCTCCATGAGTGCTTGGCTATGCTCAGCCATAATCACCCCATGCTCTTCAGCGTCGAGCACGACTAGGCGCGCGAGCTCATCAAGTATGTTGATGGCGTCTTCGTTGGTTGGTTGGTTCTCCATCGTATTCCCCTCAGTATGGTTTGTCGCTCACCCATGTTGGGTTCTGTGGTGGTTGTTTCCATGTCTGTTGATTGGCCTGTTGAGGCGCATCAGGAGGTAGCAGATCACCTGGCGCTAAGTCGTTGTGCTGTCGTGAGTCGAGTGAGCGCCAAGTGTGCGCGCTGATCTCATAGCGTCTGACTCCATCCACCTCATAGCTTTTCAGCTTACCCTCGACATATATCTTAGCGCCCTTCTTCAGCTGCTGAGATGCTCGCTCTGCTGACTTGCCCCAGACCTTGACGTAATGCCACTCGGTCTCACTCTGCCATTCGCCGTTGCGGTCCTTGTAGTTGTCGCTTGTAGCGACCGAGAAGACAGCATACTCAGCGCCGTTCGGCGTTCGCTTGAGTTCGGCGTCTTTGCCAAGGTTGCCGATGAGCGTGATGTTGTTAATCACTTGATCTCTCCAATGATGTCAGCCACCTCTTTAACGAGATAGCCGCCCCTTGAGTGGTTGTTGTAGTAGGCTCTAACGAGAGCTCTGATCAGCTCACCACGCGAACACTTCAAGTGATTAGCGCGCTCAGCTAGCCAAGCCTTCTCATCCTCAGATAGCCTGATGCTTGTGGTTTGTCTCTGCATGGTTCTCCTAATGTCACCACCTAACCGAAGATGAACGCTCGGATCAATGGGGGTAATATAAGCATAGAACAGCTAGGTGATGACTTGGCTAACGTACTACAACTAGAGCACGCGGTCAACAGATAAAACAAACCCCTTACCTCTGTGTTGGCTGTTTGCCATGGACGTTACACAGGGATAAGGGGGATGTAGCCTCTGAGGAACCAACCAACCACAGGCATCTATGGGAGACCCACGCGCTCACCATAGCTCACTCTTCATCAGAAGACAAGGCTCGACTATCCCCCCCACTAAGAGCAGACAGACAAGCTAGACCCAGTTCTCACACTGACCTCTTAACCGAGACGCCCACAGTGAAAGAGGCGCTCAGTGATAAAAGGACAACCATGATTGCACAGCTCAAGACGACAGTCAAACACTAAGCTCTTGCTCTCACACTTCGGTGAATTTAAGTGGTAAAAGAAGTGAAGGTGAGAGCAAGGGCATAGAGCTTAGCCTACGTATAAAGGCAAGGTGCTCGGCGCGCAAGTGTTAAACTAGTGCATGCGCTCCTTAGCGTGATAGGTCTTGGAATAGATCACAGCACCATCAGACCCAATCCTGTATGTGATGACAGTCGTGTTCCCGATGAGTGTCAACTCATGGGTTTGGTGAGATGGTGACTCATACACGGTCTTCACATGAACCTGTCCTTGTGCCACTGTCCAAGCCCATCGCCCAACGCCCTCGATGAAGAGAGAGGTGTTGACTGATATCGAGTCTCCATCCTCAACGAGCTCAAGGAGCATGATCGGGCTAGAGCTTGGCGCGTCGGGGTTAGTTACATCAATCATAGGCCCCACGCTTTCAGCTCTTGACTGTTCCGTTGTCGTCGATCATCTCCAGTCATCTGGATAGGAGCGCCGAACATCGCGTTGAGTCGACTCATGATGGCAGCGTTACGATCGAACATCTTAGCGACGCTCGCGGGTGAGAGGTTCGAGGTCATGAGGATGCTCAGCTTTCCACCGGCCCAGCGCTCAT